ACATTTTTATAATCAAACAATAAGAAAATCCGTTGCTGTATTCGGAACTATATTTAATAATGTTCGCATTCGTAAATATAATAGTACGGAAGAAAGGGTTCCAATCTCTTATGGACCAAGACAAAAGTTTCTTGCCAGTATAGAATCAGATAAAAGAGATGAAGCAGTTGCGATCAAAGTGCCAAGAATGAGTTTTGAGATCACCGATATATCTTATGATTCTGCAACAAGTTTAAATAAGAATAATAAGATATATTTCAATGATACCGTTACTGGCAAAGATGTTATAAATCAAAGTGTTCCTTACACATTGGGTATGCAATTAAATATTCTTTCCAAGACTCAAGATGAAGCCCTTCAAATTATGGAGCAGATTCTTCCTACTTTTACACCAGAATATACAGTGGCTATCAAGGATATGAATGGGCCAGGCTCATCTGTTGATGTACCAATTATTCTTGAAGGTGTTTCTTTTCAAGATGAGTACGAAGGAGATTTCGAAACAAGGAGAACAATCCTTCATACCCTTGATTTTAAAATGAAGATTAGATTCTATGGACTAACTACCACTAAGCCACTTATCAAAACTGTTGAAGCAGAATTATTTGATACAACAGTGGAAGCACGACCTTCAGAACCTATCGATAGAGTTAAAGCCACAACAGGAGCATCTGATACCGCAGATAACTTTACAGCAACAACAACATTTGGCTTTGATGATTAATAAAAACTGTATAAATAAACAAAGAAAGATTTAATTAAAAAAATATGAGTGCAATTATAACCCCAACATTTAGAAGAAACGCTGTTTCAGATTTCAAGGCTGGCGTAGACAACGAAGCCAATAATTATTACATTGGTATAGGAAAACTTACACCTTGGCCCAATAATCCAGGTGAACAAGGCCAGCCATCCGTAGGAGAAGAATCCTCTACATTTGTCGAGCCACTTCCACAGGTGACCTTGAATGAAGAAAAGGATGTCCGAGATGAATTGATGACACTAGTCAAGGTTTCGACGGATGATGTCAGAGCCATGATTCCAAAGAATCAATGGAAGCCGAATAGAAAATATAAGAGATATGATCCTACCGACCCTCTTACCTTTGAATATGAAGGACAATTTTTCCCGTGCGTATCAGTAAGTAATGATAGGATATATCTTTGCGTTGCAAACGGTGCTCAACAAGTAGCACCTGGTCTTAATGGAACTCCGGCGGATAGCTTGAGAGCTCCAGATTATGATAATATTACATTTCAAAATAATGGTGTCAATGGAAACCCCGCAAATAGAGTTAGCATCGAAGATGATAATGGTTATATGTGGGCATACCTAGGTGATCTGAAGAGTAATAGTAAACTGGATAATGATCAGTTTGTTGGAATTCCAGACGTATTGATTGATACAGAGCAAAATGAATCACGCGCAACTGCAGCTAAAGCAGCAACTGGCGGACTAATTTATGGTTTTAAGGTAATTGAAACTTCAAATCAAATTCCTACCACCGTTGATCTTGTTATTGAAGGTGTTGGCGAAGACGGCAATGCACTGCCTAACACTGATATTATTATTAACGGACAAGTTCAATCACCTTTTGTTGTCAATGGGTTGGCCGCAGGTGGATCAAGTATCAATGAAATCAAATATTCGGGAAGCCTCAGAGCAGCACCATTGGGATATGCTAAGGCAACTGTTACTGCATATGGAGATAAAAATGATATCACGACCAAAATTGATGATGTTCAAATAATTCCTCTTCTTGCGCCAATCGAAGGATTTGGATACGATGTTAGAACCACCACTCCAGCACATTTCGTTGGACTATATACTAGATTTGCAGAATCAGTCGATGGCGAAGCCCTTACAACTGTTGCATACAGACAAATCTCAATTATCAAGAATCCTCAAAGAAGAAATGATAGTCCTAGATATACAACAGAAGATGACACCTTCTCCGATGAAGAAGGTGGTCTAGGAGAAAGTATTCATTATGATAAAGAACAAGCACTCGATTGTTTAAATTATATCCAATTCGAAGAAAATACAGGTCTTGCTGAACGCACTGCTGGAACTATTATGACACAACTTGATATAAATGGGGCACCAAAAGCCAGAGGCACTATTGTTCATGTTGATACTGGAAATTATAGAATCTATTACCAACAAGCAGACTTTCATTCAGGCAATTTCTTACCTTTCAATTCAGTTGAAGCTATTACTATACCTGATCTATCTGGCGGTAGCAACACGATCGAAGCTTCGAATGTACTAGAAGTCGTAGAGAGTGAATATATTCATAATACAGGTGAAGTTCTTTTTGTAGATAACAGAAAAAGAATTAATAGAAATGCCGACCAGATCGAAGACCTTAGAATTATCATACAATTTTAATTAATTAAATATAATATAATATGCCAAATAATATCACAGTTTATGGGGGAACACCTCACGTAGATGATTTCCAAACACCTATTGATGGTAGAACGAAAACACCAGAGGAAAGTAATTATCTAAGAATCCTTTATAAGCCAGGAGTTTCTGTCCAAGCTAGAGAGCTTAACCAGATGCAATCAATGGTGCAGTCTCAGATTGATACATTGGGACGAGGATCATTTCAAGATGGAGCTACTATTGCCGGTGGAGAAAAGCAGTTTGATGATGGTATTTACGCCGTTGATATTAATATTATAGACGAGAATGGAGAGGTCTTCGATGTTGGTAATGGTGTCAATAGAAAACACTTCCTTGATAATTTAACAACATTACAATATAAATACCCAACTTCCCAATCTGCTTCAAGAGGAGATTATTATATTAATGCCACAGTATTAAGTTATGTAGATATTCCCACAGGAGAGGATTCATATAATGTGAGATTTTTTATAAGATATGATAATTCATATCGCGATGATGATGGTATCGAATATAATACATTTCCAGACGACGCGTCCAATATATTCTATGGTGGCGTTGATAACATTCTTAGACTAGATGATGATAGCGTTGCCAACCAAGTCGGCGCTCTTCGTGGTAATGGCCCTATTTCCTCTTTCGGTGAGATTGATCCCAATGACCCAAATTCAACAAGAGGGCCCATACAACAAAATGGCTCTATCGGAACCGTTATCTCCGGTTCGCTTCGACAGGCCATCGTTGCAAAAGTTGATTCAGGTATATTCTTTGTAAAAGGTGAATTTGTATTGAATGATGAACAGTCTATATATTTCATAAAACCTGTATATGATTATCTGGCTAATGGAAAACTTGCTTTTAGAGTAGTCGAAACTGTTTTAAAAGGTACAGAACGTTTAGACCTTCAAGATAATTCGGCAGGCTATCCTAATTCCAAGGCACCAGGTGCAGATAGATATACAATCGATCTACAACTCCTTTTCCTAAGTGAAAAAGATATTGCTTCTACGAATGATGAAGATTTTATCAATAATAATTCTGATGTAATAGATATTGCCACTACAACTGGAAATGATCAATCTTCTAGTGCAGAATCATATTCTCATGTATTAACTATTGAAGATGGTAAAGATAGGACAAAGGTTGCTGATGTTTTAGATAGTAATATTACAAATGTTCTCGCTCGAAGAACAGAGGAAGAAAGTGGTGATTATGCTGTTGAGCCTTTCGTCATTGATATTAGAGAATACTATAATGATACCGCAGATTCTGAAAACCGTGGATTATATACCCTACAACAAATTAAAGATGATGGTATTTCTATAACATCTGATGATATCTCTGGACTTGTTACCAGCGGTTCAACGACCCTAAACCTTGGCGATTTGGATGATTCCGTTGAATCAAATGCGAAGATTGAGCAATATGGCGAATCCAGATTCTCAATTGGCATTGAGCCTTCAGTTGCTTATGTAGAAGGATTTCGAATTGAAGCAACAGAGAGAATTGATATTCCTGTTGAGAAGGCAAGAAGGACAGAGGATTCTGTTCTTACTACGATGTCTGCTACTTTAGGATCATACATTGAATCTGATACACCTTTTTCGGGTATTCCTAGTTTAGGAATGAATGTTGTGCAAGGTGCAGCAACAGCCAAGGTAAGAGGAATTGAAAAGGTTGGTACCAAATTTAGATTATATCTTTATAATATTGCTGGTGTATTTGTGGGAGGCACTAATCCAACCGCTATAACAGGTGGTTCTAATAGTTTTTCTTTTACTCCCAGTAGCGGATTAAAAGAATCTGATGAAAACGAAAGTTTCATTACACTTCCTTATGAAAATATTGAAAGTGTTCTAACCTCCGCAGGATCCCAGCCCCAATTAAGGATTAGATCGAAAGATACAGGTAGTATTACAAGTACAGCGCCAAATATTTGTAAACTTGACTTCTCCCAGAACGATGTGACAGAGTCTCGGCTATATGATATTGAGGCTGGCGAAACTTACTTGATTATGACTACTAATGGTGATGTTGTTATTCCAGACAGCGCTACTTTTGAAGGCGAAGGCAAAATCCTAAAGTTGAATCTGCCTTCAGGTCATAACCTCCAGCCTGGCAATTATGACGTTATGAATACATACACTGCTTCATTGACCGATGTCAAAACTAAGTCTTCAGCTAATTTTACTAAAACATTCGGCGAGGGCGCAATAACCTCGGAATTTGAAGGACTAGGAAAAGTCGATGTATATGAAATTGTAAGCGCAAAATATTTCTCGGACACGAATAGTGATGGGGTATTAAATACAGTAGATGATTCACCAGCTGCTGAAAGTAGCGTAGATATCACAAGTGAGATCGAGTTGGATGATGGTCAAAGAGACGGTATTTATAAAGAATCAAAGATTAGATATTTAGGTGGCGTAGACCTCAGTGATAAAACAGTAATAGTTACATTTAAACACTTTGAACGAAGCACGGGCGGCAACTTTTATAGTAAAAATTCATATAATACAATTGATTATAAAGACATTCCTTCGTATAATGAAGTTAGACTTAGTGATATCCTCGATTTCCGCGGAGATGAAGACATCACAAATGTAACCAATACTGGTCTAACAACATTCTTCGATCCAAATAGTATTGCACAAGCAACAGTAAATTATTATCTCAATAGAATCGATGTTGTTGTTGTAAATACCCTCGGAGAATTTAAGGTCATAACTGGCACGCCTGCTCTATATCCAGATCAGCCAAGTATACCTGATAATGCAATGCATCTCTATACCGTCAATGTTCCTGCTTATACTTTTGATATTAAAGATATCGAAAATGACTACATTGACAATAGAAGATACACAATGAGAGATATTGGTGAACTTGAAAATCGTATCAAGAATATCGAATATTATCAGACCATGTCTTTATTAGAAAATGATGCTAATGAAAAGCAGATCAATGATGAAGATGCCGATGGCAGTGTGGGTATGGAAAGATTTAAGAATGGAATCGTAGTTGATAGTTTCCTTGGTCATGGTACAGCAGATACAATTGATCCTGCTTACGCAGCTTCAGTTGATAAGGTCGAAGGTCTGATGAGACCTACCTTTGAGGAATCTAATAATAGATTTGTTCTAACTCCAGAATCTGATACCAGTGGCATAAATCCAGATGGTATGGCCACACTTGATATGGTTAGTAAAACCGTAGATGAAAATGGCAACGAAACTGCTGGCGACGAAGTCGCATTTATTAATCAAGATCAGGCAAGTATGCACATGAGTGTTAATCCTTATGCCGTCGCCGCATGGTGGGGAGAGATGAAACTGTCTCCTTCATCTGATCAATGGAAAGAAACAAGGCAAAGACCAGATATTGTTGTTAATAGAGGAAATGACGCATCGGTCTTAAATAATATCAGAAATGCTGTCAGAGCACAGGGAACACAGTGGGGCTCTTGGAGAACGAACTGGGTTGGAAGATTTAGATGGCGCCGCCGCGGCGGCTTTCGCGGCCGAGGTCGTGCTAGTTCATGGAGGCGTTTTGGCCGAAGGGGTCGTAGATGGCGCCAATGGTTGAGATACGGTCTTAGAACCACAGTGAGTGTTGAAACTGTAAGAAGAACAGTTAATAATAAGATTGTAGATACTTCTTTTGTTCCATTCATAAGATCAAGGAGAGTATATTTTACAGGTAAGTTATTCAGACCAAATACAACATTGCATCTTTATTTTGATGGCGTTGATATATCTTCATATGCAACTAAAGCCCCTTTTGTTGAATTTAAGAACAATACAGATGCTAGAAATTTCCTAGGTAGAACTGATACTCAGATATTCAAGACTTTGACTGGCAATACTGGCAGAGAAGAATTGGTAACAGATGATGCAGGAAGTATTACTGGATATTTCGTCATTCCTAATAATTCTGAACATAAATTCAGAACAGGTGAAAGAGAAGTTATTCTATCAGATTCTTCTACTGGAGCTAAGGCTGATGATTCAACAACCTCTGCATCTGTGGAATATAGTGCGACAGGTGTGATTCAACATACACAAAGAACTGTTGTTTCAACAAGAAGAGTCCGAATCAGAAGAGATTGGGTTTTCCATAGAAGAAATGTTCGAGTTCGTCGGAGAAGAAGGAGATGGAGAGACCCATTAGCTCAATCATTTATGATTGGGGAAATTGAAACGGGTGTGTATGCTACATCAGTGGATTTATATTTCCAAAAGAAATCTAATAATGTTCCTGTTCAGATGTATATTGTCACAACCGATAATGGTTATCCTTCACAGGAAATCATACCGGGCAGTGAGATAACTTTAATGCCAGAGGATGTGAATATCGACAGCACTCGTGCCACCGCAGCCACAAACTTCAGATTTGAATCGCCTGTCTATCTTTCACCGGGTGTGGAATACGCAATTGTTGTACTATCTAATGATGATAATTACAGAATGTGGCTTTCAGATATAGGTAAAGAAGATGTTACCACAGAGAAAATGATTGTGAAGAATCCATATACAGGTGTGATGTTCAAATCACAGAATGCTTCGACATGGACTGCCGATCAGAATAAAGACTTCAAGTTCAAATTAAATAGAGCTGACTTCAAGAAGAGTGATGGAAGCGTTGTATCCGAATCAAATCCATTGACAAAGGTATATGAGTTTGATCTATTGCGCGAACTTTCAGATGATAGTCCACAGCAAGAGATTTCTGTAAATTATTCACAATTGATGCTTCAAGCCGAAGAGGTGAATCTTCCACAAACATCTATTAGATACCAGTTATCTATTAAAGGAGCCAATGCCGACGGGTCACGCACGGATGCAGAGTATGTTGATGTTACCCCAGGTGAAGAATATTACCGAGGTGGAACAATCGATACTGACCTAACCAACGCAATAAAACTCAAAGTTACGATGACTAGCTCATCTCCTTTTATCACACCACTTCTTGATCTAGACAGATTGGCACTCGCAGGTGTGAGGAATATTATTAATAGCGAATCAGTAGTTCAAACAACACCTAGTGATAGCACAACTGATACAGAATTAAATGCTAATCATGGTACAGCAGAAGCAAGATATATCACACAAGAGGTTAATTTAGCCAACCCTGCGGATAAGATCAATACATATCTTGATATTAATCGTCCTATCGAAGGCTCAAATGTTAGAGTTTATATCAGAACAAAAATAGGTGAAGAAAGTATTCTGAATAAAAGCTTTGTGAGAGTATTACCTAAGAATGATAATGAAATTCCTATCAATGCTGACCCAGATGAATTTGAAGAAGTTGAATTCCAATCAGACACACAGCCTTTATTCTCGTCATTCCAGGTTAAAATTGTTATGACATCTAATGACACAGATAAGGTTCCTGTTATAAAAAGTCTGAGGTCTATCGCTACAACATAAAGATGTCCAATACAGAATATATCCCTATTGAAGATCATCCAGCATTGGTAAAAGATACTCGCCAAGGCGCTATCATAAATATAGATGATAATGCCTACGAAGCTGCACTGAAAAGAAAAGAAAGAGGAAAGCAGAATATTAAGATGAGAAAAGATATTGATGAATTAAAAACAATGATGGAATTGATACTAAAAAAATTAGATAAATAAGAATATGGCACACATAAGCATAAACAAACAATATATTGTAGCTGGAGATAGCTTTGTTCTTACCTTTGATGATTATAAAGGAGATAGTAATACTCAACTTAGATATAAAATTAGTAGTGAGGGTGATGTAGTCACCGCTGCTGATCATTTTGTAGGTGAATCTTCTCTAGAAGGTACCGTAACAATCGGTACTCAAAAACGTATCTCAAGAGAATTTAATACTACATCTACCTTTCCTGCAGGCGAAGATTTCATTCCTATAACAATTGAACTTTCTAGTACATCATCGAATCGAGTTACCTTAAGGGTTTATTCTCCTAATCATTTCACGAGAATTGATAATGATGATAAGGTCGAACTTGGTGATACATTCGATCAATGGAGAAAAAAGACAAATGGTTTCATTGCAAGATTAGATACATTAGAAAATAAAGTATATCAATATAAACAACAGACAATTGAGGTGGTAGATAACAATATCTTTTCATATGCTCTGGATTTTGATATTGATAGTGATCTGGCAACCTGGTTTGATGTTCACATCGATGGTATATCTCAGAATCCCAGCTTCGCATATACTTTAGATAAAGTCAATAATTCTATAATATTTGATGAAGCCCCAAAAAGTGGATCAGTTATCAGCATTGTTCATAAGGCAGATATCACAATGACTTCATTTGATTTGACTAATGATCTTGCAGACAAAGGATGGGTGACCAGAAATGTCCAGATAGTAGGCGTAGATAATAAAATTTCAGAAGGATTTATATTCTTCAAAGAAGCCGATCAAACATAATAAAAGAAAATGCCAAGTTCAAAAATAATACATACTAAGACAGGTCGTAAAAGCGCTACACCTCATCCAGATGACCTCGACTTTGGAGAGTTGGCTATCAATTATAATGATGGCTTATTGTTCTTTAAGAATAATAGTGAAAAGATTTCTATCCTTGCATCAAGTAATCAAATTCGGAGCATAAACAGTCATATTGGAAGTGAGCTAAATCCGCATAAAGTTACCAAGGCTCAAGTAAATTTGGGATTCGCAGATAATACATCCGACCTTGATAAACCTATTTCTGATCTTACTGCACAAGCTCTAGAGAAAAAAGTAGATAATATAACCCTTGAAAATGAATATTATACTAAGATAGCAACTAACGCAGAAATAGACGGCAAATTTGGTGCGATTAATATTATCAATGGTAGTCCAACAGAATTATCACCCGAAGGAAATTTATCATACGATGCCTCGATTAATACATTTTCATTTACAAAGCCAACACTTCCAACTTTAGCTGATCTTGGGGGTCTTGCAATAGATGCTGTTAAACTTAATCCGCCTTTAGCTGGAAGCATACAAGGTAATGGAGTTTTATCATATGATGGATTAGGAATATTTACATATGATCGACCCACGATTGGTGGACTTGGCGGCTTCGCAAAAAATGAGATTGGATTAGAAGACAAGGGCAGTGATATTAGAAGTAATGGAGATTTATCATACAATAATGGAATTTTTACATATGATCAGCCCACGATTAGTGGATTAACTGATGGTAGGATAACTGTTACAGATGATGTCTTGAATGTAGATGGCTACGCAAGATTATCCGATCTAGAGTCTTCTGATTCTAATAATGATCAAACTGCCCAAGGTTTGGACGTGCGCATCACTACTAACAAAGAGAATATCGAAAGCAATGATAAAGATATTGCGGACCTCGATGTGCGCATCACTACTAACAAAGAGAATATCGAAAGCAATGATTCTGATATCGAGGAACTTCGGGACTTAATAGGAGACAATGATGCAGCAATTGATGATCTAAAAACAGCTTCGGGTGATGCTTCTGATCAGCTTCAAGGATTGCAAGGTATTCGTGATTCAATCACTGATTTATCAGATAATAAGGCTAATGTATCAGATTTAACTACTCATATAAATGATGAAAATAATCCACATAGGGTTACAGTTGGCCAACTTGGTTTAGAAAATGTAGATAATACAAGTGATGCTAATAAGCCTATTTCTGATGATACACAAGCTGCTTTAGATTTAAAACTTAATATCAGCGATCTTCCAGATACTACCCAGACGACAACAGATATTAATACTCTTAGTGGGTCGATCTCAGATAAAGCTGATCAATCATCTTTAGATACTCATACAAATAATGAAAGTAATCCACATAAGGTTACGGCGGCCCAACTTGGTTTAGAAAAAGTAGATAATACAAGTGATGCTAATAAGCCTATTTCTAATGATACACAAGCTGCTTTAGATTTAAAATCGAATAAAAATCATGTCGATGGCATTCTAGACTCTCATACTCAAGCACTAGACTCTCATACTCAAACTCTCAGTGCGCAAGGGAATTCAATTAATGAAAAAGCGACCGCGTCCGATTTAAATTCCCATACAAATAATGAAAGTAATCCACATAAGGTTACGGCGGCGCAACTTACTCTAGGAAATGTAGATAATACAAGTGATGCTAATAAGCCTATTTCTAATGATACACAAGCTGCTTTAGATTTAAAATTGGATGCTAATGATTCTGTATTAGATGGTATAGACACGAATACTCAATCGATTAATGGCCTTCAATCCATAGTTAATACGGCGCATGTTGCGGGTAGATCCAGTGCAAAACGGTTATATTTGACAGGATCGCCTTCTTCACAGGGAGGCGAGCGCGCTGAAATATCTTTATTAGCTAATAATTGGGTCCACAGCAACGAACGGAACAACGCTTATTATAAAGCAAAGAATCACATCTTTACTAATACTGGGTCGCACTCTGCCTTGAGAATTGCAGAAGATGGCACCTTAACCGCGGTAACGCAAACAATTGAGAAAATTGAAGCTGAGGGTGATAAAGCCATTGCAACTAAAGAATATGTTGATAGTGTAGCAAATGGAGATTTAGTGGCCCGGACATATGTAGATGATCAAGTCAGCGACGTTCATGACTCACTATCACTGTTGGCTTATAATATGTCTCTGGTTGCACCAGGTGGATCATACATAGCGGTACAAAGATATTCAACCCCAACAAAGAGCGATGGCAGTGCCTTCACCTCCAACTGGACGACTGGCGCAACTCACAGTAGCGCTGGCGCCTGGACGCAAGGCTACATTAGCAATGGTGGCTTCATTTTTAATTCAACGGGAAGTAAGCGAATGCAAGCCGTTAATTCTAATGCAGGTGGTTTTGCGATGGTCAATAATATTAGCCACTATAAATCAATGACGATTAATGTTGGTTATCAGTTTACTCGAAATACTGATGATGGATCTAGCTTTTATATGCAATATAGTATAAAGAATACAAATAATGTTTTTGATGTGACGCCAGGTGGTTCTCTTATTACATTGTCAAAGGCAGAAAATGTAGGTGGTGGTTGGACCGGTAGTCAAGATCAGCCAGCTGGCTGGGGTGTTGTACACACTCATAACTCGAATGTGGTCGTCCCGCCGAATTCCAAAATATTCTTTAAATTTACAGCTCAGATCAATGGAGGGAGTGGCCAATACGAAGGCCTTGGACTCAGAGGATTCAGTATCACTTCTCCTACTTGGAGTTAATTTAAATAATGTATCACTTAATTTTTAAGAAAGAAGAAGACGCATGGAAGAGGTCTCTTAAAGAAGGAAAGAAATTTCCAAAGAAGATAAATCCAAATGTGTGTAATAGATTCGAAATGTCATTCGGATATGTAACTAAACCAATTTTAACACCGGAGAATGATTATGTCCTTCCAATAGAAAACTACAAGTTGACTAAGAAAGAAGAAGATGAAAAAATCATATATCCATATTAAATCTTATAAATAGAATCATGCCTCTTACAAAAAATACAACTTCTATTGCATATCAGACCACTGGTAATACCGAAACATTTGTCACAGGAAGCACCATAACCCCAGGTGCATTATTACAATGGGATAGTAGTGGTAATGCGGCTTCAAGTGGCTTTGATATTTCGCAAGAAGATTTTGGTGGTACACTACCATCAAGCGCATCAACTGTACCTACTCAAGTTGCGATTGATAATCTAATCAATTCTAGATTGGGAACTCAAGATGGATCACAATTAGGTTTGGTCAGTGTGGGTGAGAATAATGAACCTGCAGGTTCGGGTGGAATCATTATCTCACCTAAGGTAAATGGTGAACAGATAATAACATATACACCACCTGATGTTCTTACTGCAGAACAAATAGATAATACAGGTTTTGATAGTGGCGAGTTTGCTTCTTTTGATTCCAATGGTAATCTTGTATCATCGAAGATAAAACAGTCTCTTGTAATAAATTCAAGTTCAACTGATAATACATTTCCCACAACAAAGACGGTCTTCGATTATGGTCGGAATATCGCCGCAAATAGATTACTTGGTGTGGATGATACCATTGGACATGGCGATTTTCTTTCTTATAACTCTGCAACTGGGGGTTTCGAAGCCTCGACCTCCACAGTAGGCAATCATAAATTATTTAGTGCAACTCATACAGATGTAGCAACTAACATAACCCCATCCTACGGTGATTCAATTTACTATGATGGTACAGAATGGACTAAAGGAAACTTTGGTAATTGGGGTGCTGATATGGAATATAAAGGCATCACTAATCAGAATGGTGCGACTTTTAGTGACTTATCATATTCGGGCGCAAGTAATACAGACGTCAGAAAATTCATTTTTGATTCTGGCTTCGGCGATGCAATGCCACAGGGATACGCAGCGAGAAATTATTCCGGCTCCAATCTATCAGGCAATTTCTCTACAAGAATAATAACAGGAATCGATAAAGTAGAAATTAGTGGATTACAAGGCGGTAACCAAGGCCAAAACGTCGCGTCGGGTAATAATTATCCCGGCGGTACTGGAACTTATATTTATGATTCAGAACAAAACGTGTGGTACAATTCCGATTATAATGGACCAGATGATCGCGGCTGGTTTTACCACTTCCACCCAACATTGAATCGCTGGCAAAGTGGAAATACCGTCGAGCTGGCCACGCAATCCTCAGGCGACACGCTGGCCTTCATGTCACCGAGTCCTACTGAAGCTCAAGGTTTTTGGGCTATTCAAGATAATTCAGCCTTTCAATGGAAAAGTTCGACTTACTCAGTAGCGAATTTCATTGGGCTGGAAACCGTAGCGCAGGGTGGAACTGCTTCTTATATATTCACTCCTGGTACGACTACCTCGACAGAAAATCTGACTCCATTAGGTTTTTCTACAATAGATGATGGTGTAGATATTACTGGGGGTAATTTTGCATTATCAAGTAAGATTCAATTTCCTATTAGTGGTTTAGTTGGCGGAGGACTTGTAACTTCAAGAATTCGTGGAGTATATATCAAGGCCCATATCTTTATGAATGCGGGGTCTAATGATAGGAAAGCAGATATATATGCAACATACCCAGACGGTTCAAGGCGGCCATTATTGAAGACCGAAAGAAATACCTATTATAATCAAACTACAAACACAAACATTGAAGAAACAGTATTTGTTCCTATTAATGAAGGACAGACTCAATTACAAATAGAATTCAACCTTGATAAGCATACGCGAGAAGGACTTGCTTTTGAAATTATTGGAGCCTTGTGCACTAAGAGAATTGAATTAAGTCCAGAGGTTGATCACATTCAGATCGTTGGTTCACAGGCTACTGAGGGCAGGGCAAATGTAGTAACAGATGGATATGTTCATGGAGGCAACGTTCCCGTCGGCGCATCGGTCCCGTCACCGAATAGTTTTTCGGCCACGAATAGCAGCAACCAATACCGCTCGGATATTTGGTCTTCTCTAACACCAACGACTCCTCCAACTTTACGCTGGTCTGATGTTTTACCAATTACAATTCCAGATAATGTTTCAAAGACTGTTATTAAATCCAAGACTGCTTGGGCACTCGTTTCTCCCAGCGAAGAACATTCAACCACAGAGATTGTAATTGATTGGGACGCACAGACAATTACTGGTACTTATTTCAGTGATAATGAATTCTCTCAGAGTGGTTACCTATATTCCGATAATCTTACTGGTGTAAAAACTTTTATCATTGAAGATTCTGGCAGTTTCCAACCCATCATAAGAGTAGAGGTCGACGGCCGAGATATTGTAAAATTGCCTGTGCCGCGGCATGCCGATGGAGCTGGCAACGTCTACCAAAACTTTGCATTATCCTATAACATTGAGAATTATAAGACCGTCGCTCCTACTACTAAAAAATTAGGAACAGGATTTACAACTCTGGCCACCGACCGGCTCGCTACGGTTGCGGCACCGATATCTGGTACAGCCGAATTTGATGGATATCTCATAGTAACTGCCAACTTTGATGACGCGGGTAACAACGCCACGGGTACCAAACAAGATGATTTTTACATTGATATTGGAGGCACAATCTTTAAAAATAATAACCCTGACAGGGATGGATTCCAGACGTTTTGTGAAACCTTAACCCTACCAATTGCGTCTGGCGAAACATATAGCATTACATCTAATGAGGGGACAACCTTTGATGTAAGATTTAAGGCAAAGACACTAGAGGCTTCAGGTCTAAATGGAGCAGATGGTGCACCAGGTGCCACAGGTCCTCAAGGCCCACAAGGGACTCCGGGCAATGATGGTGCTCCGGGTGAAAAAGGAGATACAGGAGATACAGGCCCACAAGGCCCACAAGGCCCACAAGGGACTCCAGGCGCTAATGGTGTTGGCTCTCAAGGTCCACAAGGCATTCAAGGTCCACAAGGGCCTGCTTTTGTACCAGCAGCAGTTACAAGGCTGGCGGTGATCGGCAGCAATGACAACCGCTATCGTGCATTTACTAGAGCCGAGGGAAAAAAGTATATATACCCAGGACTGGACATGGATGAGGTTCAAGACCTCTCCACTGAGGAGTCCATCCGCCTATTCTACGGAACTCACGGCGGAGGCGTTCCAAAAGAAGCGCATGGATATGTACCTTTTACTATGAACAACGATATTAATGTAGGTACTGATTACGACAATGTTGTAGGTGCAACTATTCGGCTCTCGGTGGTTCAGTCAACAAATACTGGTGGTCATTTTAGAGGTGTAACTATTCTTAATTCTTCGGCCGAAATAGTAAGTCAAAGTATGATTGAATATAAACTGCCCACTACCGAGGGTTTTACTACCCCGCGTATCATTGCATCTGTATATGTACCAATACATGCAGGACTAGAAACTTTTTATGTGTATGCCGATTGGGCCCATGGCTCAGGCATCAGCCGAACGACCTATTACGCGCAATTAACTAATTTATATGTTTCTTAGTTAGTGCGCTGCCAATAAAAAAGCCCCATCATAATGATGGGACTTGAATAGGTTGAGATTAATCTACCTGAGGCTTTTTAGCCACAGGCTTCTTCTTAGCCGCCGGCTTCTTCTTAGCTGGCTTCTTTGCCTTTGCCTTAAGTTCAGCAATCTCTTTTTGAGCTGCTTCATAAAGCTCGGTCGCATCTTCGACTGCACGGTCAACCTTTGTTTCATTGTTGCGTCCGACAAGAATGCCGACAACGAAACCAATTACGAATGTTACGATCAATGTAATCATTATTTATTTCTTTCTTTGTTCTGTTTATTTGTTATATATACCTTGTAGGTAAGATTCAAACTGTTCAATCTTTTGTTGTCTTTCTGGCCAAAGGATATATTCCTTTTCTGGGTTGGCTTTAAGATTATTCAAGAGAGGCTGGATAGCATTGTAAAGATTATCAACTTTTTGTTGTGTTGCATTAGCACTCTGTGTTGCTTGTGTTGCCTTTTGATAGGAATTAAGTTCTGTTTCATCAACTGCTGTGAAACCAAAATCGAATATTTGTTCGTTCATTTCTTTTTAGATAGGTTCTCGTTAATTGCTAGATTTTTCTTGGGTGTAACCATAATGCCGACATGATCATTATACACCATTGCGCCATGGGAACGTCCTAATCTTTTACTTCTGCTTGGATTTGGTGCTCGTAGGTCTACTCCTGGTTTCGCTCGTTTACTCATATTGTTATTTATACTCTTTCTGAATTCTATTTTGGGGAATCTACTCTGTGAAATTTGGACGTTTATATAGATAAGATGGTTTTTTATTACCCCACCCAAGTTTGAGCGCAGAGTGCGGTATTTTTTCATTTATTTGAACCATGCCATCTATTATACTTTTTATTTTTTTATTCGAATCGTAAAGTGTTGTTAATGTTTCTCCAAAAGTAAAATAGCGCCAAGACTGCAAGTTTATAAAATTTTCAATGTATGAGTGCTTCCATTCATCAATTAAATAATGATTAGGTTCTTTAGTACATAAAAACCAGACCACAGTTTCAAGTGAATCAGTACCGTATCCTCCTCTTGGTATAAACCTGTATGTAAAAAATCCAGTTTCATTTAAAACTTTATGATAAAACCGACTAAGTGATTCCATTGGAAATACACTCACATCTGCCCACACCCCTCCGAATTTAGATAACAATAGTATTCTCAATAGATCAGCCCTTGCTTGAATATTTCTTTTAGGAGAATTTTTAACTATATCAAAATATTCAGGGACATAATCAGCAATTGTTTTATCTGAAAGAACATTAACTTCCCAAGTTGGGTTTAATTCTTTCCAACGATTAATACACTTTCTATTCAATCCAGACAAAGACTCGTGATCTTCGCCTTGAAACCAACACATCCATATTGTTTTGTTCATAATTTATTTCCCAAATTCATATCCGAAATACTCAATGTCCTTTGCGTATTTTTCTGCAACAATAGATTTTGTTTCATCATCATAATATTCGGTGTAGTGTTTGTGTTTTGATTTATTAATATGAGGAAGTTCTTGTCTTGGAATTTTCATTTTATCGCAGACAAAGTTGAGGTCTTCTTGAAGATTTTCGAATTTTCCAATGAAGTCTATATCATGTGGTATTTGCGTATTTTGAATACAAATATGACTATCTTCTATTATTTCATTTTTAATAAAATCTGAGAATGTTAGTTTATTAAATTTACTCCAAGGGCCGTATTTTTTTGAAGCTTTATTCTTATAAGCTGATACCGCTCTGTCCCAAGGATTCCTTACTATTGTCCAAGTAAAATAATCTTTATACATATCTGGTTCATAAAACTTAAAGGGTTCTGATTTAAAATTGAATATATTGAAAATAGAACGTGTGCCCGTTTTATGAATCACAAAGTATATAAACTTGAAGGAATGACCGTATTCAGTAGAAACTCTGTATTGTGTTTTGCACTTCACCTCTTATTATTAATTTGTATCTGAAATATATTTAGTATTTTGTTTTTTAATTTCATTTTGTATATATTCCATGTTATCGATTCCTCTTATATAATGTAATGTAATCTGTTCATTCCATGCTGGGAATCTCTTCTTCAGTTCTTCTAAATGTAATTTTTTGGTGTAATTCCAGCCTCTGATGAAGCAGCAAGCATTTAAACCAATGAAGTGTTTCATTTGAACTCCTTGTTTGAATGCGTATTGAGAAACATTTGTATCAGAATGTTTGGCTTTTGGGAGTATTTCACAGTGCTCAAATTTTTCCAGAACTTTTTTATTCATCAAATATCCTGCGCCTCCATGCGCCCACGATCTTCCTGCTTTATCCAAAGGCTCAGAGTATATTTTGTCTTCATTGAAATTATCTTTTATGATACATGATTTTAGTTTTACTTCATTGACATATGTATCATTGTCTACAAAGAAATAGTAATCATAATTTTTATATCTATCATCATTAATTAACACCTTGAACACCCTCGCATTTTTTTCTACGCAAGATTTATAATCTGAATTATCAGATACCTTTACTATATTCTTTGATACATCTTCATGGTCGGAATAATACATATGATCTATCCTTGAGCCCCATGTTTTTTCTATGGCTTCATATTGTTCTGGTTGTTTTTCTGTGTGTAATATACAACATAGTATTTTATCTTTAGCATATAATGTATCAGACTTATAATGATTATAATATGCTTCATTTTTATCACAATCATATGTAGTAACTTCATGGTATCGATACCATGTACAGCCTTTATGATTAGACCATGCAATGTCACCTGGTGAATACCATCGGTTCGGAGCCGCACCAATTTTCAATGGAAATAATAGTGATGTTTTGCAGAATGTTTTTTTCGCACAATATTCAAACTTTCTTGCTTGTTGTGTGTGATCATTGGGATGTTTCGTAAATGATTCTCTGTATATTCTTTTCTGAAACGCCTCTGCCAAGGCGATATTATCATAATCCCCTTTTGTACCTATATAATTTATAAAATCTTTTAAGTTGGAATGATTACCTAAATTAATATATTCATCAATGTCTAACATTGCTAACCAATCACTATCTCTTCCTTGTTGGATGTGGTGTAACATTGCCTTCCATTGTGATTCAGGGTATTTAGATAAGTGATGCACATTATATTCAAATGGAATAAATGTAACATTTGGATACTTATCATTTATTCTATTTAAGATACAATCAATTTCTTCTTCTGTCCATTCAAGAAAATGATCTATATGAGGTTTCAAGTCCCATCCTTTAGATATTTCACCAGAACATCCTTTATCGCCGAATACCTTTTCTGCAATGGGCCCTACTTTGTTAGAATATTGTGTAGGCTCAGAAGCTAGATTGAACCCATTATTATAAAAATAGATATGGTCTACGCCCAAATTAAGATTATGTTTTATCCAATCTTCTATATAATAAAAATCTAGTCTAGGAGCAAAAAGTGTTACTAAATGTATCTTCATTCTTCGTCTTCATACATTATGAGCATATATAACTGCTCTGGTGTTTCTCTAAGAACTAACATCATCGTATGATATATCGATAGACTTAATGATACTACTAGTACACCTGGTAATGCTACAAGTACAAATATATATGCTAAGATTTTTTTCATCATTAATATTATCTCATTTTATTTATGTATTGTCAATCATATCTTTGTTTTAGATGATCCCAAGCATCACCATTTTCTATCTCATATGGAAGCCATTGTGCGTATGCTGTATTATTGCACCATTGTGTCCTATCAGGTGTTGGTGGATTATTGAGTTGAGAGAGGTCTTTCATAGCCAGATCCCATACCATAGAACCATTATCAAAGTTCACAACAGGTGTTCCAGCTAAAGTAGCATCGACACCACTATTACTATTGATCGTGACAACAACTTTTGCTTTGGCACATGCTTCGGCAATTGGAATATTGGAATCTGCTATTCCATCTTTTTCAAAAACACCCCATGTCATCCGGCGGTGTGGATGATCTCTGACATAGACAGGAAGATCTGTATTGGCTTTGATGTCATTAATTATTTTCTGATAATTAACATCCAAGTGATTGATTGAATTATCGCCTTTAATTTGTGTGGTTAATAAGATGTGATCTCCATCTGTATTCCATTCTTTCAGTCTGCCATCATTGAAGTGTTTCTTCCATCTATCATCTGGCATATTCTTATTATAGAATTCTCCTTTACCATTAAGTCCATTATAACCTAAGGATATCCATTCAAATCTATCTTCAAGATATGAGCGTTCCATAAGAAGAAAGTCTTTTTTCAATCCGGGTCTTACTATTCTGGCGCCTCTCATACCCCAAACCAATACTAAATCAGATTCATTATCCCCCTTAAATCCAATTTCAAGATTGGCATTTATATTATGTCTTTTTAAACCACTTACGAATTTTTTGGCAGTATCTATTTGATGTGTCTGTCTTGAAGACATTGCGTAACATGATATTTTCATAGTAAGTATAATTTCTTTTTGAATTTCTCGATATCCACATTACATTTGGTCCCGCTGGGGTTGTCATTTAATGCTGTCTTTTTTATTACAGTGTGATATTTAATATCTAAACATGCAGCAAGATGAGTGAAGAAGCTTCCTGTTATCCATTCGCCGCCCGCGCGCGGGGCTTCTGCTAAGAATTCTATAAGTATCGTATCTTTTTTACATGCTATTAAATTTGTGAAGCCTGCTCCATGGCATCCTATTACTATCTTCGCAGAATTAAATTTTTTAAGTTGAGCATCAATAGAGCCCAAATCTTTTGAATCATCATGGTATATTAATTTCAGATTGTTTTCTTTGCAGTATTTTTTACAGATATCATCCACATCGTCCCAGTTTTGTAGCAGTCTGCAAAAATTCCTTTTTAACAATAATAAAGAATCTTGTTTTGTTTCGGAAAGATTTAGATTATTGATTATCCTATTACGCACTGATGCGATTTCTTCTTTACTATATAGATCGATACGAGACATATTTCCCATAGTTTTTCCAACAGGTAGTAAATGTTTGCATGATATAGTGGAACCATTTTGTAAGAAGATTATATTATCATCTTGAATTTTTGGATATAGTATCTTTATCCACTGTTTAACAAAACCGTTAATTTTGGAATCCATTACTAATATTTTACTTTGATTTACCGTGCCTCGGTATTCCGCGGAACCAGATGTCTTCTCTTCTAGTATATTTTGAACATAAAAATTCCAAACATAATCTGTGGGGAAATGATAAACATGATCAGAATGCGGACCGATCATCGCCACAGCATTGATAGTGTATGAATTGTGGTCGGCAAGCGCCGGCATCCTTTCGCGCAGAGGTACTAACTTTTCGCTTTCTTTTTCGAATGGCCATAATTTAACCCATTCTGTATTATAGATAAAGTGTATATTACCATCTATAATTTTAAGTGTAGTGTGCAAAACGCGGCGAGGGTGTTGATTAATTGTGATCATATAAGTAAGAGTAATTAATAATATTTTCCTTGGTATGGTTGGCGATGAAGTTTTTGCATTCTTCGGGCACTGTCAAAATCTGCATTACGGATTATAATACAATCAACGTATTCATATCCCAATTCATTAGCAATATGCCATCTATTTGAACCACCCCAAACAGTATATTGTCTAACAGTTAAATCATCTTTATCTTTATCAAAGGGCAATTCACATAAACTATCCTTATACTTTTTCTTTTGCCTAACCAAATCATTTCGAGTTGCATCGACAACTATTAGAGGAAAATGTAGACCATTCTCTTTTATGTCTTGTTTGATTGGTTCATAGAAATCTTTACTTCTAAGAGTTTTGGCGATTGGAACCGAGGCCCACAGATCAGAAACTCTCAATTCTATCACTTTTATTTTATTCCATTCTAAATTATGAAATCTCGATTTAAGTGTTTTCATCTGTTTTTATTTATATAAATATATTCTATATGATAACTTTACCAATTATTCGCCCAGGGCCGTTTATTAATCATTCAATAGACCCCAATAATTCTGCTAATATTCCTGTATTTGTTGAGGAGCCTGCTGGCGGTAAGGCGTTTAATTACATCGATCCTGTGAATGGAGCATGTGATGAATCTGAACATTGGAAGTGGAGATATTATCTAAAACAAGAAACATATAATTTTGATTATGCCTCGCGCCAACAGCCTGCAGCTGAAGCATACCATACCTTTAAAAATAGAGAAGCAACAAATATTACTGCAGTAGAAACCAAAAAACTTACAGACAAGGATTCGGTTTTGTTTGATGCAGGATGGTCATATACTGCAACCCAAGACTTTGAATGGGAATTAATATATAGATGTAAAAATGGCGGTACCAGTGCACTTCATGGTTGCTATGCAAAATATCAATATCCAGCTGAGGCTGGAGCTGAAGATACATATGTAAAAAATGGATATGTGAAAGATGGATATGTAACTATTCTTGATCCAGATAATGGCGAGATCAATGAAATCAATAGGAGAGTGTTGATCACATTACCCAAAACAGTTTTTCCGAAAAGAGTAAGTTTAATGACTTTTGCAAATGTAGGAGAAGATATTGGAGAAGGAGCAGAGATTGAATTCGAATGGAGATTTGGCCCTGTTGGTTCTTTTAATCCATAATATTTCTTGTCACTTTGCTATCCGAGAATTCATTTCTCCAACCATATAAAACATATTTTTGTAGAGCAAACTTTTTCATTATCAAAACTCTTCTTCTTAAAGATTTTGTGTATATGGATTTTCTGCCCGCTCTTGGTGCATCACCTAAACACATTGTATCTTTATGTGTATTGAATGAATATATATCATCGGCAGAAAAACTTTTTGAATTGTAACTGAGTTCTATACAGATTGCCTCTTCTTTAGTGAAAGGTCTATCATACTGTAAACCATATTCCTTTACGTGTTTATTCCCAATTATTCTTATATTGGAATTTGCAGGTTTATACTGAATGATCTTATCTTTGAATTTTTTATCAAAGAAAGCGCTTATAATTTCGTAAAAATTATGTTCTACTATCACAGTATCGTGAAGCATGAGATATTGTTCATCTCTTATCAATTCATGCTCATTATATATGTTAAGAATATTATATGAACCCATTTCATAAGAGTTGAATTCATTTCCAACATGAACAACTTCTGCTTCTATATCAGTATCAAGAATCTCATTTAGTGGTACTAATCTTGGTTCTGATTTCACAATATCATTATCCACTACAATGATGTTCTTCCATAATTCTCTTTTTAAGTCAGAGTCTTTTACTGACTCAAAGAACATGAGAAGAGGTTTTCTATAAGAAATATGAGTATTGACTACAAATTTCATTTAGAAATGGTGGAGGTGGCTGGAGTTGAACCAGCGTGCTACTCGCTAGGAGCAGTCGATTCCTCTTCACCCCCGTTAGATTCTTTCATCAATTCTTTTATCTTGGCAACAACTTCGTCGTGTGACCATTTTGCATCGGTATCACCTAGAGCATGTCGCATCTCCATAATAGAATAGATAGCCCTTGTATATCTTTGAGTGGCTTCAGCTAATTCTGCTTGAAGTGTTTTTTTAGTTTTATTTCTTTCTTTCATTATATTATATAGGGATTTAAAATGGTACTCCGAGCAGGACTCGAACCTGCGGCCCACGGTTTAGAAAACCGTTGCTCTATCCATCTGAGCTATCGGAGCATATTTGGCTGCGAAGGCTGGGATCGAACCAGCGACCAAGTGATTAACAGTCACCTGCTCTACCGCTGAGCTACTTCGCAATAAAATTAATAAAACCAAATCTAACAGGCTCTTCCCATCCTGCGGTGGGTCTTCTCTTGTGAAATTGATAAGAGGGTTTGAGCTGTCTCCGCAGGAGTCCGAAGACTTTATTCCTTTGGCATAGTATTTGATTTTAAGTGCAGAAATGGCACCCCTACGCGGATTCGAACCGCGGTTGCCTGGATGAAAACCAGATGTCCTAGACCTGGCTAGACGATAGGGGCATGAATTATTTGTTATTATGTACTATATAATAATCTAGATATCTAATAATGTCAAACCATATTGTTGATTTTATTCATAGAATCTTTGATGCACATCCACATATCCATATATTTGTATCGTGCTAATCTACCTAAAAACACAGTATTCTTTTCTTCTTTTACTAATTTTCTATACTGAGAATATTTCTTTTGTCCTTCACCCCAAGGTATTGGATAAAATGGTATGTCACCCTTCTCCATCTTTTTAGGATATTCTTTAGTGATCACTGTATTCCCACTATGATTTGGGTCAAAGTATGAATGATCATATATTCTGGTATACTCCATATCCTTGTTGCATTGATTATAAACCAATGTGTCCAGTTTCTTTTTAGATTCTTCATGTTTTAAATTAAGTGAGCGATATTCTAGTTCACCATATCGATAGTCAAAATATTCATCTATCTTTCCCGTGTAGATTAGATAGTCATACTCTTCGTCTTTCCATTCATCTTTATCACAGTTTAATTTTACCTCGATACCTTCTATCATGTTTTCAAACATACGAGTGTAACCTTCTTTTGGGAGACATTGATATTTCTGACCTTCGAACCAAGTTGGATTATCACATCCCCTTGTCTTTGGTATACGATTAGTTATAGTCTTGGGTATATCATCAAATGAAACTCCCCATTGCTTTTCGCTATAATCTCTAAAGATATTTTCTCTGATTTCATCATCAGACAGTGCTTTTCCTATGTGCTTTTCACTTCCGTTATCGTGATAAGGCAATGGGATATTTCCCAAAGGTGTTACACCTACAGGTCGATATTCAAATGGAATCCATTCAGTAAACCTTGAAAGAAAAGAAAAGACTTCTTCATCATCTGTATGAAAGATATGTGGGCCATAATTATGAACCATGGTACCACCCATCTTTGAATCATAGCAGTTGCCCGCTATATGAGAACGAGTTTCATATATCTTAACCTCGTGTCCTTTATCTTTTAATATCCTGCCGGCAGTGCATCCACTAAGACCACATCCAATAACCAAAAATTTCACTAACTATTTATTTCTTTTATTATGAAAATCAAATAAGACTTTTACTTTTTCTGAAAGAGCCTCCAATGTGTAATGCATTCGTGCTAATACAATAATGAGGGTAACTATACCCAATGAGATCGGCCACAAGGATGAGATGATATCTAATATCTCGCTCATTTAACTTGAGAACTTCCAAAGTAAAATCCTACTATGGCTAAGGCGGTCTGTCTCACTTCGGGAAGAATCACAAATCCTTGTATTGTTTCCCATTTGACAGTCTTGAAGAATCCAAGGAATCCATTTGTTTCTCTGGCTACACTAACCCCAACATCGGGCAGGAATGCAAAGATGAATGGAGCCACAACAATCGCAAAGAATGTTATGGCTACAAGAAATCTTCTTACATATGATCCTGCATCTCTTTTTGCAGCTGCATCAGCCGAAGCATCTGCAACTTCTTGTTTCTTGATTGTTTGTTCAAAGAGCCGTGTCTGATTTGCTACCATTGTAGATATCATTTTCATAATGAAACCAGTTACACCTCCACCGAGCATTGCTAATAATTCTGTTGTCATATATTTTATTTCCTTTCGGTTATATTGTTATTTATAATATGTCAACCTCCAGCGAAGACATTTGGTGATCCAGCAGCTACTGATGTACAACCTGATATAGCATCTCCTATTCTTCCACAACCTTTTCCATTAACAAATACTGTGGTTGAACCTACTGCAATGGGCTTGGCATGGCTTGGACATACTGGCGCTGGCAATTTATGTCCAGTATTCACATCACCTTGTCGTGATGTTGGAATATAATTTGTAAATACATTTGGACTACCTACTGCTCTTACCATACCTGAGCAATGGCTTACATCTGCATCTCCTATTCTTGTTACTGGTGGCATATCTCTATTTATGCATCTGGATAATACGCTTTTATAGTATTATACGGTACTGACTCATCAAAATTCACAGTTTGAGATACGGTAAATGTCGATGATCGGATATTATCTCTAACTACTCCTTGTTCGTGTTCTTCTCTGGTCATTGAATTAACTGAAGTGCTGAACACGTTGTAATAAACTGTTACTCTGTATTGTACTGTTGTGCTGAAAGGTGGGTTAGATATATAAGAGTAAAGAGTTTGTGGCGGTTCAGTTGGAATACTAAGAACGTCGTTTGTAACACTTGGTTGAACAACTTTACCCTCTGCATCAAGATCAGGATATTTTTCTTTTAATGCTTTAAAACCTTCTGCAGTTAATGCTTCGTCACTCGTAACTAGTTCTTCTTCAAAGTATTTTATTTGTGTACCGAATACTCCGCTATAGACTCCATTTAAATTTACCGATGAATCTGATTCTGTTCTAGTTAGTCCAAGATTTAGTTTACCTGATGTAGGATCAATGAAGACACCGACGGGAATTTCTGTATTTCCAGTACCAGTATCAACTTCACCAATTGCCGTGACACTCTGAGAAAAATTTGATAATTCAATTACTGAAGATAGTGTACTCTGTGGACTAATTTTCATCTTACTATTGATGTATTATCTATTTATCACAAAAGCACATATCCATTGCACCACAAAGTTTTTTATAACCATAATTTCTCACAGTTTGGATAAATTCAATTCTATCTTTTCTATATACTTTTTTATTCTCTTCATCCACATAAAGATTATCATCTGTGATAGTTCCTAGTTCTGTTAGACCACTAAAATCAAATTCAATAAGAAATTCAACCACTGTCTTTACATCGATATTCTGTCGAGGGTCTTGAATCAATTCAAACATATATTTTGTGCGTGGGTCAGCAGGATCTGGACAACCTTTCACTTCAAAAATTTCATTTGTTTCGATATTCTTATACTTATATGATAGTCGGTCAAAGGTAGATAAACCATATTCACCTGAAAGAATAACTTGTGTAGAAGAGCAACTGTGAATAACACATGGGTCATTGCTAGATGAAATAAGTTTGCAGTCTATTACAGTAGAATCTCCATAATCTGCACTATCGGTATCTTTGGGTGACCAACTACAAATTTCATTAAGAGGGTCGAATGTAGCAATTTCACCCAAATCGCCAAGACCACGAGGTTGAGCGATCAACTTGTTTTTGATTTCATCACTTATCATAATTTTGGTCTTTACATAGGGTTGACATATTGTTATAATTGATTTGTTCAGAACAGAATAATATGTCAATTAATCATTAGTTATATTGGATATATTCATTATTTATATAAGTTATTGATTATCAATGGGTTGTGTATTTTGAGGTATTCGATAATAATGTGTCCTATGTCCTTCAGTATCAATGACTTAAATATCTGTACAAATCCTCAAAATCTGTTATAATATACATATAAGATTGATTATGAATAATAAAGAAAAAACTGTTAAACTCCTTGGCTCAGAAATGAGTGAAGAACACTTTCTCATCAAACCTGGAAGACTCATCGAAGATGGGGTTGATCTAGTTAAATCTCTAATGATGGAAGACTATAAGAGATGGTCAAAAATACCAGAAGATAAGTCTGCCTCTGAATGTGAAGGTTCCGATGTCATTCGAGAAAATATGTACCACGAATATGCCATTGGCGTAGGTTCCAAAAATGGCTCGAAATATATTCGCCTCACCACTGGGAATAGGGGTGCAGCTGCGGGGTTCATTGTTAATACTGATAATGATAAGAAATTCAAGAAGGGTGACCTTCTCAAAGCCGCCAGTTGGAGTGCTCCTGCAAGGAATTTTGCCCGTGGGAATGTGATCGAAGACACAGTAGATTCTCTAAGAAGTGGTTCGGTTCGATGGACTGGAATCTGTTAATACTCAACAACTTATCAATTTTACCGAGAACCTTAATTTTATTTCCTAACCAGTTGATACTCAATTAGATAAAGCCCTGTACAAATTAGGAAAACCTGTTATAATATACATATAAGATTGATTATGGAAAATACAATTCACACCGTCACCACCCAATACCGTGAAAACTATGGCGCCCACAACTGGGATGAAACTGGGGAATGCCCTCAGTACTGGAAGAACAAAGGTGGCGAGACTTATGTTCTCTACCCCTCCGTGGATGTCGAGGCTTTCGAGAAAGCGATTTCTCACAAGAATGACTACTCCGAGGTCTTTGTGATCTTCACTGATTGTCATGCTAATATCGATTCAATCCCACCAGAGGACGAATGGCACTCTAACATTCATGTGACCATGGAAAATGATCTTTTCCATTGTTCGGTCGATGACAATAATTCTGGTCAGATGCGCGATGAGATCGTCTCGAAATACAAGAGATGGCTTCTTCACCCTGATTCAAATATCAGCGAACACAGAGTTTACTACACCATGAAAGATGGTGAGGTTGTAACCGGAGAAAAACTTGCCGAATGGCTCGAAAAGAATACAGACATATAATGAAACTACCAATATTTACATTCCTAGTTATTATCGCAACTTTGGCGTTGGCTGAAAAAGCCTCGGCTATCACATACGACCCCTGCCCTTACTCAAATGATATCATTGTAGCGACTATCATTATGGAAGCCGGCGGCGAATATCACATAGGTTCTCTTGAAGCAGTCTACGAAGTAATAAAGACTCGATCTAAAAAACGCAATAAGACACTTGCTCAGATATGTTTACAGAGAAAACAATTCTCTTGTTGGAATGGAAAAGCCGATGGAATAAAAGCCTTAGAAGACACGATTGCTAAAGCGAAGAAACATCCTCGCTGGAAAACTGCAGAAAATATTCTAGGTTCAAATACAAACTTTACGAATGGTGCTG